AATAAAATGTCTTATTTATTCTACATAAAAAAGTTATTTCTCTATAATTTAAATAAAATATTACAATCATTATTAAATCTCCAACACTACCAAGTGTTGTTAATTTTTCAATTAATGATCCTATAATTTTTAATCTTTTTTTATCATTTTCACTAAAAAATTCGTTTTCATTAATTGATTTTGTTATACTATCAATTGGTCTTTTTTTTCCTCCTTCTTCTTCATAAAATCTTTCCATTTTTTTTTTTTTTGGAAAAGATGATTTTTTATTAAAAAAATAAAAATTTTTTTAATTTTAAATTTTTTTTTTTTTTTTTTTATTTTTAATTAATTATTATTTTTTTTTTTTTATAAATTATTTACAGTAATTTGTTTATTTTTTTTTTTTATAATTCTACTTTATTCAATTCAGCTTGTCTTTTCATATAATGTTTTGCCAAAGCTTGACCTAATCTAGGTTGTTCATCAGTAGGCAGACTAGTAGCTTTATCAATTTGAATAGTTAATTCATAAGTGTTCAATTTCTTAGCTAATGATTCTGTAGTCTTAAAAACTGAGACCCAAGTAGCATAAAAGTAAGCAGTACCTAAATCAAAAATTAATTCAGCGACAGTTGGATAACCTAATGAGTTAAATGCTGCTACAGTATCATTAAATCCTAAAGCATCGGTTTTTCTTACGGTAATTTGTTGAACAGCATCACCATGAAATTTTAACCAATCAGAATACATATTAGGTTTACAACATCTGAATTTATTATACCATTTATTACAATTTTGAATAGCTCTAACAATACATATTGCTTTACCTCCATTAGAAATTCCTTCTTCTGATCCACAAGGATTTTCCATTTCAATTTCATCAGCATTACAAGTTTGTGTGCATTTTGGTTCCAAAATTTCCCAATAATCTAAACCTGGAGTAACAGCATCACCATTAATCGCTCCTCTAACTACAATATCTGGAGTAGGTACACCAAAATATTCTGCTTTAATTAATGATCCAGAAGGATCAACATTTGGAAATGCTATAACGAATTCAAAAAATGGATTAACTCCAATTTCTTCTTGATTATTTTTTAATTCATCAAAATCATATATCATATATCCAGAGTCATCTTGAAATTGTTTAATTAATTGAGCACTGTTGGATAAAACAAAAAAGAAAAGAAAGAGAGAGATTATTTTTAACATTTTTTATTTATTTATTTCTTATTATATATAAACTAATTAATCAATATAATTTTAATTCAACTTTTTTTATATTAATTTATCTAATTCAATATTTTCATTAATGGTATCATAAGTTATATTTATATTATTATTATTCATTATATAATTTGCTAATTCAACATCATTCTTTAATTCTTCATCATAATCAGTATCTAAGCCAATATTCTCGATTACATTATCCTTTGTATCATTAAGTAAATCTACAATTGATGAGAATATTTGTAAATCATCAGAAAATCCCCATTTGTTAATATAATTTTTAATTGTAACTATTATTTTTAATCTATTTTTATTATTGAGATCATACATAAATGCTAATTTACGTACAATCCATGGATAATAATATCTTCTAAAAATTTCTATTTTTTTACTATTATATATGATTTTCTTATCTAGTGCAAATAACTTTCCTTGCAATACTCTAATAAATTTTTTATAACATTCACTATTAGTACCATCACTACATAAATATTCTCCTAAATATTTATAAACTTTTACTTTTTTAATATTATCCAAATTAAAATTATCCACATCATCTTGATTAATTATCATCATTGCAGTTTTATTACTATTTATTTTTAATCCCATCATACCAAATAATCTTTTTAATTCATTGTAAACAATTACTAAAGATTCTTTATTTGCACATTGTATACATATATCATCCATATAAACAGTAAATAATATTTTAATATTATTATTAAATTCATAACCCATTGTACTTTTATAAGTTTTATCTAAATATTCTAATACATAATTTATTGCTAATACAAATAATATTGGAGACATTGGACAACCTTGAATTAAACCATTTTTCCAATTAATCAAATTAGTTGTCCATTCCTTCGTTTTTACATAATATTTAAAATTATTATAATATGTCCTAATATAATTTATATAATTATCTGGAAAGTGATATTCTTTTAAAATCATATATAATGATTCTAAATTTAAACTACCAAACGCATTAGATAAGTCTAAAAACATTACTGCAACTTGTTTCTTTCTCATATTTGCATCTTTTAATACTCTCTTAACTTTATAAATTTGTTGTAATATTGGTTTCTTTAATCCAGCACTACCACCTTTTTGAATATTAGTATTTATATATTTATTAGCTATTACATAATTATTAATTCTTAGAGCTAAAATACGATGAAAATGATTTACTACATTTGGTATTGTAATAATTTGTCTAAATGATTTAATATCCAACTTGCTACCTTTTTTATATATATATGATGCTTTACCAAAACTAATATCACTTATATCTATTGTAGCAGCATATAATTGATTATAACAATTTATAAATCTTAATTTTAAATAATTATTTAAAAATTCTAACATTTTTTTACTAATACCAATCATATCATTATTTAACATAATTTTACAATTAAATGCAGTATCATATTCAATTAATGATATATCATTATCATTAAACATTACAAATGGTTTATCAATATTATCTATTCTAAATAAATCTAAATTGATAGTTTTATTTACTTCTATATTACTATTATCAATCACTTTTTCTGGACCAAATTGTGGTTTAACAAAATAAAACTTTTTTAATTTATTATTATTATTCATAATAATAAATTCTGGTACAATATCTTTAATTTGTTCATAAAATTCGATTGTCATTTGTATTAACTTACAATTAATTAGTTCAATATTATTTAAACAATTAGTAAAATTATTATCAATTGTTAACTTTTTAATTTTCATATTATTAATATATGAAACTAATTGATTCTTATCAAAATCATTTAGTTTACCATAATCAATTTTATTCACAATATTTTGTTTTCTTTTAAATAAATTACCCATATCCTAAAAATTATTATTATAATATTATTATTAATTTAGAATAATTTAAAATCAATTTTATTTAAGGATATATTACTTCAACATATATAATAATATGTAAAAAAAAAAATTATGTCTTAATATGATTGTTAAAAATGAAGCACACATTATAAAAGAAACTTTAGAATCAATATATAAGTATATTGATTATTATATTATTAGTGATACTGGTTCTACTGATGATACTCCTAAAGTTATAAAACAATTTTTTGATAGCAAAAATATAAATGGAGAAATACACCACAATAAATGGGAAAATTTTGGTCATAATCGTAGTACAGCTTTAAATTTATGTAAAAATAAATCAGAATATATTTGGGTGATTGATGCTGATGATATTATTGTAGGAGATTTAATTATAGATAAAAATAAATTAACTGCTGATTGTTATACATTAATTTATGGTTCAGGATTTACTTATTATCGAACACAAATTTTTAAAAATTCGAAAGAATTTAATTGGCGATATGTAGGCGTATTACATGAATATCCTACTTGTGATAAAAAAAACTATACTAGGGTTCATATTACTGGAAATTATTATATAGATTCTAGACGATTAGGTAATCGTAGTAAAGATCCTGAAAAATATCTTAAAGATGCTAAAACTTTAGAAGAAGGTTTAAAAAATGAACAAAATAATGAAAGATATATGTTTTATATTGCACAAAGTTATTTTGATTATGGTGATATTAAAAAAGGAATATCATGGTATAAACGTAGAATAGATGCTGGAGGATGGTATGAAGAAGTATTTTATTCTTATTACCAAATTGCAAATGGTATGGAAAAATTAAAATATGACTGGGAAGCTATAGAAAAAGCTTATTTAGATACTTACAATTATTGTCCGGATAGAGCAGAACCATTATATAAAATTGCATTACATTATAGAATAGAAAAAAAATTTAGAAAAGCATATTATTATATAAAAAAAGCAGCTCAGATTCCATTTCCAAAAAAATGTGTATTATTTGTTTTTAAAGATTTTTATGATTACAAAATATTGGATGAATTATCAATTTGTTCTTTTTATGTTGGAAATTATTTAGAATCATATATAATTTGTAAAAAATTATTAAAAACAAATAATACAATTCCAGAAAATTGTAGAAATAGGATTAAAAATAATTTACAATATGCAGAAAAAAAATTACAAACTGTACAAAAAGAAAATTGTATTATTTATGTTGGTAATAAAATATTAGAAAATGATATTATTTTTAAAGATCTTATTAGTTCATTAGTTTTATATTATAATATATTTGTTGTTGGACAAAATATAAATCAATATTTTACTAATAATATAAATTTTATAAATATTCAACAATTCCAAAAATATTATAATGATCTACAAATATCTAGTATTTTTTTATATGATAATTTAAACTTTATACTCGAGCAAAAAAAATATTGTATAAATAATAAAATCTTTCTATGGCAAAATGATGAACATTTTAAATTTATAATTAAAAATGGTATTATAGTTAAAATTACTAATCAAAATATTCTTAATAATCTATTACAATATGTATCTAAAATTATAACATATAAAGATTCTATAGTTAATTCACTTATAAAAAATTACACTATAAACTCTAATAATATCATTCAAATTAATAATGTTAATAATTATTCAGAATTATTGAATAATGATATAAATAATAAAATAAATATAAAAATTGATCAATTTGATGCCACAAATAATGGTTTTAAATATAAACTACCAAAAAATATAAAACAAAAAATGTTGGCGGATGATTTACTTAATAATAAAATAAAAAAAGATATATTATTTCATTTCTTTAATAATGGTATTATATCAATGCCTTATTTCCCAGAACCATTATATTATTTAGCACAATATTACTATAAAATAGAGGAATATCATAATGGACTTAAATTTATAAAACAAGCTTTTCGTATGATTAATTCTAATAATAACTATGAAATATTTAAAGAAATATTAACTTTAGAAAAATCAAAGTTTTATAATAAAATTGGAAAATATGAAAAATCTTATAATTTAGCAAATAAAATATTAAATAATGATAATATACCAGAAAATAGTAGATGGTTTGCTGAAAATTGTCGTGATATAAATGTAAGTAAATTAAAAAATAATTATTTAGAATATCCAATAAATATTATTAAAGAAATTAAAAATACTGATCGCCCAAAAATTGTTTTTTCAATCACAACTTGTAAAAGATATAATTTATTTCAACAAACTATGAATTCTTTTATTAATTGTTGTAAAGATATTAATTTAATAGATCATTGGTTATGTATTGATGATAATTCTTCTATTGAAGATCGAACAAAAATGAAAAAAAATTATCCTTTTTTTAATTTTGTTTTTAAAAATGAACAACAAAAAGGACACTGTAAAAGTATGAATATTATACATGAATTTGTCAGCAAAAATAAAGTAACATATTTATTACATATGGAAGATGATTTTCATTTTGTAACTAAAAGAAATTATATAACAGATGCTATTATAATATTAGAAAATAACACAATAGACAATATAGGACAAATATTATTCAATAAAAATTACTCTGAAATTGAATTATACCAAAAAAGAATTCCTGGAGGAATTTTACGTAAAACTACAAATATTCGATATTTAATTCATGAACACTATCAACCAGGTAGTACAGAATACAA